GAATTCTCTGGTCGTTCAGTTATTACTCCAGATCCTAACATCTCGATTGAGGAGATTGGTGTGCCGATTAAAATTGCGATGAATCTTACTGTTCCAGAGAGAGTTACAAAATATAATCGCAACAAGCTCTACAAACTAATCCAGAATGGCGCAGACAACTATCCTGGTGCTAAAACTATTGTGCGTAAAGATGGTCGTATGATTTCTCTAAAACATGTAAATGCGAAAGATATCGTATTGCGTTATGGCGATACAGTCAATCGTCATCTCATGGATGGAGACCCAATTCTATTTAATCGACAGCCTACACTTCACAGAATGTCAATGATGGGTCACAAAGTAAAAGTTCTTCCATTTAATACGTTTCGTCTAAACGTATCAGTAACCGCGCCTTACAACGCTGATTTTGATGGCGATGAAATGAATGCTCACATTCCTCAGAGTTATGAAGCTAGTATTGAGTTAGCAGAGATTGCGGCAGTTCCTAAACAGATTATTACACCAAGACATGCAAAACCGGTGATTGGTATTGTTCAAGATACTCTGATTGGTTCATACCGTATCACACAATCAAACGTTCAGTTCACACGTCGTGAATTTATGAATATGATGATGTGGAATAAACATTTTAATGGGTCTCTCCCCCAATCCTCTTTTAAGAAAGGGAAGGTAGAACGTTATAGTGGGCAACAGGTAATTTCAGAGATTCTTCCTCCTATTAATATGGAGATGGGTAATTCTCGTTATAATGATGAGAAAGTTCCTGAGAATTTTGTAAAAGTAGAAGAAGGAAGTGTAAAACAAGGTGTCTTTGATAAAGATATCTTCTCCAAACCGTCAAAAGGTGTAATTCATACTATTTATAAAGATTATGGACCTCAAGAAACTGTTCACTTCCTTGATTGTATGCAAAATACAATTGAGCAGTTTCTAATCTATAACGGATTTAGTGTAGGTATTAGTGATTTAATTGCCGATGAAAGAACAAAGAAAGAGATGGATGATAAGATTCGTGCGCGTAAGGCAGAAGTAGAAAATATTATTCTACAACTTCACTTAGACTTATTTACAAATAATACAGGTAAATCTAATCGCGAAGAGTTTGAAAATCGTGTATTTACTTCGTTAAATAAAGCGACAGAAGAGTCAGGTAAGATTGGTCGCGGCAGTCTTTCAGCAGAAAATCGTTTAGTGAGTATGGTTCGTGCTGGTTCAAAAGGTTCTGATATTAATATTGCGCAGATGTTAGCGTGTGTGGGCCAGCAGGCTCCTGAAGGTAAGCGTATTCCTCTAGGATTTAATGACCGCACACTACCTCACTATAAAAAATATGATGATAGCGCAGAAGCGCGTGGATTTGTGGAAAGTAGTTTCATTCGTGGACTGAGTCCTCAAGAGTTCTTCTTTCATGCGATGTCAGGTCGTGAAGGTCTGATTGATACTGCAGTAAAGACCGCCGATACTGGTTATATTCAGCGTCAGCTTGTAAAAGCCATGGAAGATTGCGTAACACAAAATGATGGAACTGTTCGTGATTCAAAAATGAATATCGTTCAGTTTCACTATGGCGAAGACGGTTTAAATGCAACTATGATTGAATCACAGAGTTTAGCACTTGGCAAGCTGTCGATTGAAGAAATCACTAAAGAGTATGGCATGGTTGGAGTGAATCTTGATAATATTCTTGATAAAGAAACTGTTCGCGAAGACGATACAGAAGTTCTACAAAATTATGTCAAATCTGTTCTTGAAGATCAGAGAATTATGGCTGAAAATATTAACAAACTAAAAGATGTTCCAAACGCTTCTGCAGTATACTCTCCAGTTAATATTGAACGTATGATGAAGAACGTTAAAGTATCATTCAAACTAAGTCCAGAAAATGTAACTGATTTAACACCCAGTTATGTTCTTGAAGGAATTAATAAAGTAATTCAGAAGACCCAATCATTTCATAGAATCTGGTGCGCACTTCTTCGTTACTATCTTGCTCCTCACAAAATTATTGGAAAAGAACGTTTTAACAGAAAGGCGTTTGATGCTCTATGTCAACTACTTGTAGTAAAGAATTATCAGAGTTGGGCGCAACCTGGTGAACAAGTAGGTATTATTGCCGCTCAGAGTATTGGTGAACCTTCAACGCAGATGACATTAAATACTTTCCACTTAGCAGGTGTGGCGTCAAAGTCAAACGTAACACGAGGTGTGCCCCGTTTGAAGGAACTTCTAAAAGTAACGATGAATCCAAAGGCGATTTCTCTAACAGTCCCACTAAAGAAAGAGTATCGTGATTCAATCAATAGTGCGCGTCAAGTAGCACAAGAACTAGAATTAACACTATTAAAAGATATTGTTACAAAAACAGCGATCTATTTTGATCCGAGTGATTCAAATACGATCCTTGAAGAGGATAAGGATGTAATTGATTTCTATAATCTCTTTGAAACTGATGCACAAACAAAAGATGGAGCTGAACAGAACGTATTTGGTAAAGGCTTGTTACGTCTAGAATTTGATAGAGATGCGATGTTTAATAAAAATATTAGCATGGATGACGTGTATTTTGCTCTAAATCGTAAATTTTCAGGTGTAATTGGAATGATCTATTCTGACTACAATAGTAACAAGTTGGTTATGCGTATTCGTTTAGCGCTTGAAAATAAAGAGAAGAATACTGATGATATTTTAAATCTAAAAAAGTTACAGAATCGTATACTAAATACTGTTATTATTCGTGGTATTCAAGGTATTAAGTCAGTTTCTTATAGAAAAGATACAAACTACTATGAGTTAAAGGATGGTAAGTATGAACAGATTACACAGTATATTCTTGATACAGATGGGTCAAACTTCTTAGAAATTATGAATCATCCATATGTGAACGGTAATGGTGTTCTATCATCTCACGTTCATGATATTTATGAGAATTTAGGGATTGAAGCTGCTCGTGCTATTCTATTGAGTGAAATTACAAACTTATTTGCGGATGCTGGTGGTGTAGATTTCCGTCATCTAGGATTATTGTGTGATTGGATGACTCGTGTTGGTAAACTCTTATCTGTTGACAGATATGGTATCAACAAACAAGATATTGGTCCTCTGGCAAAGGCAAGTTTTGAGGAAACAGAGAAGATTCTACTGAAAGCGGCGCTGTTTGGTGAGATTGATCCTATCACAGGTGTATCAGCTAATATTATGACTGGTCAGCCGATTCGCGGAGGAACTGGTTTCTCAGAGATTCTGTTAGATGAGAATACTCTACTAAAACTTCAAGGGTCATTGCCACCACTAGAAGAAGAAGAGGAAGAAGATGATGTAGGTCCAAATGAAGAACAGATTGAAGATGAACTATATGAATCAGAAGCAGATAAGTGCGCTACGACAAATCTACGAATGAACGTTGTAATGCCGCAAGAAACAATCTTGATTGAAGAACCAGATGTAGATATTCTTGTATCTGAGTAGGTAGAATGAGTAGTTCTAGAAAATATAAAATAAAGAAAAACAAAACTAGAAGAATAAAGAAAACAGATGCTTACGTAATTAATTTAGATGAAGCGACTGAACGATGGAAAGGGATAAATAATCGTTTTAAAAGAACTAGTTTAAATTTAATTAGGGTATCAGCAATAAAAAATACCTATGGAAAGTTAGGTTTATTATTATCATTAAAAAAAATAATACAAAATGCAAAAGACAACAAACTAGAAACAGTTTTAATATTAGAAGATGATGCTGCACCAGAATTAAATTTTGATAATAGATGGAATATAATTAAAAATTGGTTAGATAATAATATGGATAAATGGGAAATTTTTAATGGCGGAGCATTATTATATGATTTTAATTATATAGAAACTAGATTAATTCATACAATTACAGATATAAAATTATATAAATCTACAAGAGTTTTTACAAATAATTTTATTTATATAAATTCTAGTATATATGATAAGATATTATCATGGGAATTTTTTGATGACCATGTGCATGTAGATTATTTTACGGGAAATTCTAATTTGGTAAATGTGTTACATACATACCCATTATTAGTAAAACAAATAAATGGTAAAAGTATATTAGAAAATAGAGAGAGAAATTTTAATAAGAATTATAGTAACTTAAATAACTATTTTAATAAACTACCAAAATATCAAAAATATTATAATAACGATAAAGGATATGTAATCAATTTAAATAAAGCACATGAACGATGGAATCAAATACAGAAAGATTTTAAGAATACAAATATACACTTGATACGCACGCCAGCTGTTGAAAATACTGATAATCCTAAACAAGGTTTATTAGATTCTTTTAAAAATATTATACATAATGCAAAAAAATATTTATTTAAAACAGTTTTAATTCTAGAAGATGATTCATACCCAACACCAGGATTCAATGAACGATGGGTTACAACAAAAAAATGGTTAGATAATAATATGGATAAATGGGAAATTTTTAATGGTGGTGTAAGAATACATAATTTAAAAAATAAAAAAACCGAAAAAATTATTATGATTAATGAAAGTATAAATATATATAAAACAAGTAGCGTAGAAGCAGCAAATTTTTTATATGTAAACTCTAGTATGTATAATAAAATATTATCTTGGAATTTTGATGATACTTATACTGCGCTAGATCATTTAAGTGGTAATTTTAGAAAAACAAATATGTTATATATATATCCTTTATTATCAAAACAACATAATGGTTTAAGTTATATTAAAAAAGAACATAGAGTTTTAGAAGATATATATATAGAAAATGAAAATTATTTTAATAATTTTAATAAAGAACCATTAATAAAAACTTTAGAAAACAACATTTAAAAATCCATGTATAAGTATAATTATGGATCAAACAATAGTGGAAGAACCGCCATGGAAACATATAACTTTTTTTAAACCTATCACTAAAAGTTTAAAAAAGGTTTTATTTAAAGAATATGAATCAAAAGTTCCAGAAATAATTTTTAAGAAACGAGATGAGATTACTGAATTTGAAAAGGAACATAAGTGGGAACTTGCTAAAAAGTTGGCAAACCCTTATGAAATGGTATATACACAAGAAGAAAAATTTCCTTATCCAAATATATCTCTTGTTAAACCGTTGAGTAGAAGTTATTTTAAGATGATTGAAATGCTTTATTCTACTAATTTTTTAAACGAGTTAGTAAAGAATAAACATATTCGTTCCGCACATATCGCAGAAGGCCCTGGTGGGTTTATGCAAGCTATTATTGATGTGGCAGAAAAGGAACAGAAGACAGTTAAAAAGATGTATGGTATAACATTAAAATCTGATAAATACTATATCCCAGGATGGAAAAAATCTACTTATTTTCTTAAAAAATATTCTAATATTATTAATATTAGTTATGGTAAAGATGATACAGGAGATATATATGTAAAAGAAAATCAAGAAAATTTTATCTCAAATATAAATGTAAAAGTAGATTTATTTACTGCAGATGGAGGATTTGATTTTTCTTTTGATTACACACAGCAAGAAAAGCAGATATTTTCATTATTAGTATGCTCTTTTATAGTAGGTATGCAAGTTCTATCTCTAAATGGTATGTGTATAATTAAGATTTTTGATACATATTCTATACATACAAAAACTCTTATATCACTTTGTGGTTCTCTTTTTAAAGAGTATACATTATATAAACCTGCTACAAGTAGACCGTGTAATAGTGAGCGATATTTTATTGGTAAAAAATTCAAAGGATTTAATAAACAAGTATTAGATAATCTTAGAACTATTTATGATAATAGTTTGCGAGAATTGTATCCATACATAGAAATTGAAGAAGATGAATTAAAATATATAGAAGATATATCTGATACTTATGAAAAGAAACAGATTGAATTTATAGATTTAGCAAAAGAGTTTGCAACAAATAATGAGTTGTATAAATCATTCTATAAACAAAATTTTGATAAATCATACAATTTCTGTAAAGAATTTCGTGTTCCAATCAAAGCTATGAAGCCCTAACTAGGTTTAGCATAATTTCTCATTAAGTGTTCTCCAACTTTCACAGAAGCATCATGTTGGCTTATCTGTGATGATGCCATTTTATCAATCATCGTTAACATCGTCTTTAAAGTTTCTTTATTATATCCATCTTTAGAGGATACTAAAATGAATAAGTGAGGGAAGTTATTAGCAAAATCTGGTGTTGCTTCTTTCATCTCATCGAATGTTTTACCTTCATCACGTAGCCTTTCAACAATTCTAATATTATCACGAATAAAAAGAGCTCTATCAGATGCTTGTTGTGGTTCTAATGGTGGAGGAGGAGGCTCTTCACGAAGTCTAGGATTCCCATTTCTACCGGTTGACATTTTCTATATACGTATCAAAAAGATTATTTTAAATCCCCGCAAAAACAGATGGAAGAAGATAATAAGAAAATTTTAGAATTCCGTGAGATTTTAAGATCAATTAAAAAAAAAGTTCTGGATAAATTAACATATAATACACAAGATACAACTGTATTGAATAAAGTTGTAAAACGATTGATCCAGTTTTATCTACTATTAAAACCAGTTGTATATGATAATAAACCTTTAGAAACTATAGCAATTACTGAATTAGAAGATTTATTTCATGACACTCTTAAAGAACACCCTCGCTCATCATACTATCAGAATCAGATTGAATACTATTTAAAACGAGATTTTATAGATTTCCCTTTTTCATTAGATGAAATACAGATTAATTCGTTTAATACGACTGAGCATTATGAAGAACCATCTATTATTGAAAATAATATGACATTAACAGAGTAGATGACGCAAACTAAATCAAGTGTGCGTAAAGTAGTTCCAGGTATTAGAACATTAAAACGTAAAGCCTGTCCTCCAGGCATGATTGAACGTAGAGAATTTACTCGTCGTTATTCTACGGCGGTTATACAGGAGGGGTTTGAAAAAAGAACAAAATCTGGAAAAGTAAAGATAATAAAACCTCATAAACATAATCCGGTGATTGTAAAAACAAAGTGTGTAAAAGATAAAGGATTGCCCGGCAAAGGGACACAAAAGATTGGACCTTTACATAAAGGTGAATTAACAAAGCATGGCTATCAGATATTTCAGAAAAGTAGATCTGGAAATTATATTTTCGAAACAAATGGGAAAACACATAAAATAGTTTCTCAAGAAAGACGTCATAAAGCCTTACGTAAAGCAGTAAAAGAGTATGGTGCTCTAGATGTTTTTAGAAAATTAGATGCTGTGGCAAAATTATCTGTCCGAACAACCCCACAAGGTTCCAAAATATGGGAAGAGGATCGCGATTGGGTAAAAAAAACTTTTGAACTCTAACCATTTTAAAAAGATATTATAGAAGAAGATGAGAAAGTCTAACAATACAGTTTATATAGCGGTAGGTGTATTAATAGTAGCTGCAGCTGTTCTTTTTTTTACGAAACCAGATATTAAACTGGGTTACAAAAACTATAATAAGAGAGAAGGCTTTCAATCAGTAGCCGAAGTTAAGTTAGCACGTGCTAAAGCTGGTGCTAAAGAGGCTTTTGCTAATATGCGTGTAGGTAAAACCAGAGAAGGCTTTCAAACCATGCCTATGGCTAATACATCAAATATTATAGCCGCAAATCCTATCCCTACAAATACAAATATGCCAACAACTATGCCAACAACTATGCCAACAACTATGCCAACAACTCCTCCTTCTATGGTAACACTCGCAAATAACGCACAAATGCCTTCTATAACAATGAATGCTTTATCAAATGTTATGATGCCTACTACAACACCCACAACGATGCCTACCACTATGCCTAATCAACCTGCCTCTGTATCTGTTGGAACCCCTAGTGTTATACAGAAATTTACAAACATGAGTGACATGCAAGCAAATCAATTTCGCAAGAATGCTAAAGAAGGTTTTACATCTGGAAACTACGCTATGACAGCAGGAGGTGCTAACACTAACTATGAACCCATCGGTGCATTTGATAATGTAAGAGTTTCTACAGGTAATAATTCATCTTCTTGGAGATATACTGCCCCCGATGAACCTTTATTAGGTGCTCCTTTTCAAGTAGGCGCAGATAATCTATTTATGTTTAAAAACAATCAGTGCAAACCCGAGTGCTGTGGCTCCAGTTTCTCTTGTTCTGGGGGATGTGTATGCACTACACCCGACCAGCGCCAATACATAGCTTCTAGAGGCGGAAATAGAACAAGTCCTGCAGAGGATTAAATATAATAATATTTATAGATGAAAAAGAATTATACTTCAATAATTGCTTTATTTATTTTAATATGTATATTTATAGCTTATATATATTTAAATAAGAATAATGAGGGGTTTCAGCTAGATAATATTAAGAAAGTAGAAACGATTAAATCTATAACAAATGCTCTAAATAGTGCAGTTGATGATTATGCTATTAGTGGGAATAATAATAGTAGCAACGAAGATAGAGCTCCTAGAATGATGAAGACCCGAGATAATGATAGAGTTAGATTACCTGGAATGAATATGATACAGGGACCACCAGGACCACCAGGAGAGCAAGGGTTACAGGGTGAACAAGGGCCACCAGGACCACAAGGAGAGCAAGGGTTACAGGGTGAACAAGGGCCACCAGGACCACAAGGACCACAAGGACTTCCAGGTATGAATTCCCAGTCTCCTCAAGTAACAGATCGATATACTACCGCTATGAGTAGATTCACAAGTGGTGAACTATCTACGTTACAACAGATTAATCCTAATACGTATCCTGAATTATACAGTAGAATACAGCGTCTGATTACAGCGCAAAATATGCCAGATTTATTAAATAATATTAAAACATTTATGGATAATTTTGAAAGTATAAATGGTAGAACATATACAGTAGATGATATAACAAATAATATAAATCAATATTTAAATAATTTAACTCCGAATGAATCATTTACAAACTATAAAAGGAAATCAATTGAAGGTATATTAGAGACTAATAATTTAATTCCTAAGGAGTATTCCAAATTTAATTAAATAATAATAGTTAGGTAAATGCAAGAAATATATTTATTAACATTACTTTTAGTTCTTTTTGCTGTAGCAATTTATGTAATTGTACAGATTCCAGAAGTGCAAGATTACATTCTACCTCCTTCAGGTAATTACGGAGATGCCAGCGGTTCAAAAGTAATGAGTAACAGTTCAAATCTTCTATCAAACAATAAGCCACTCAGTAACAGTTCAAATCTTCTATCAAACAATAATCCATTCAGTAACAATAATCCATTCAGTAATAATAATCCATTCAGTAACAATAATCCATTCAGTAATAATAATCCATTCAGTAACAATAATCCATTCAGTAACAATAATCCATTCAGTAACAATAATCCATTCAGTAACAATAA